AGGTCCAGTGGTTTGCTGCTGACTGCCAATGCAACCACCTACAACCCAGTCAAGCATCTGGTGATGGCAGCATCATAATGCAAGTAATAATTCTTAAATCCCTGGTGGGTCTTGGAAAATCCTTCAAGGCCCGCCAGCTTGTAGATCTTCCTGAGGAAGTTGCAGCAGAGTGGTGCAGGATTGGCTATGCCAAGCCAGCATCACCTGTGGCAGCACCCAAGACGGAACAAGCCACATCAAAAATCCAGCCTGAGGTGAGAACCCATGCTAATCCAGGGATCAGTTCAGGTGGTGACCAGTCCCACCCAGGAACCAGTCAGCCTACAAGAGGCAAAAAACCATCTAAGAGTTGATGGCAATCAGGATGATGCACTGATCCAGATGTGCATCAGTGCTGCCAGAAATTTCTTTGAAACTTCCTGTGAAATCAGCATTGCCCAGCAAACACTAAAACTTTGCCTGGATAGCTTCCAGCCTGTAATTCACCTTCCCAAAGGCCCAGTGAATTCTGTCACGGAAATTGCCTACACAGATGATGACTTGGAGGAACAGACAGTGGCAGACTGGCTGGAGGATCTTGCTAGCAATCCTGCACGAATAACAACACTATCAGGTGAAGATTGGCCAGCAGTGGCTGAAATCATCAATGCTGTCAGGATTACCTACACCACAGGATGGGCACCATCAGCAGTTCCAAAACTATTAAAAAGCGGAATTCTCTTTTATGTGGGTCACCTGTTTGAAAATAGGGAAGCAGTAACCACTGGATCAATGACAGAAACACCATTAGCAGTGCAGTCCATCATCCAGCAGTTTGCATCAGGGGTCTATCACTGATGAAATCTGGATCCCTGCAATACCGGATGGAAATACAAGCACCCACAAACACAGTGGACAGCTTTGGTCAACCTGTCACCACATGGACCACCACACAGGTCAGGTGGTGCAGCATTAATCCTTTAAATGACAGGGAACAGTTTTACGCATCACAGGTCAGGCCAGAGACTTCCCACAGGGTGATCTTTAGGTGGTTTGACACCTTGACCCACAAGCACAGGTTAAAGATGGGCAGCAGGATTTTTGACATCCTAAGCATCCTGAATCCCAATGAAGGTGGTGAGATCCTTCAGGTGGATGTTGTGGAAAGGGTGGCCTGATGGGGAAGCTAGACCGATCAGTGCTGATCAAAAAAGGAAAGGTATCCATTGATGGTTTGGATTCCCTGGTGGAAACATTCCGCACCCTGACTGGTAATAAAGCGGATGCCAAACTGGTCCAGGCTATGAAGTATGCCATACAGCCTTTAAAGGAACAGGTAAAGTCATTGGCACCAAAAAAGAAAAAAGGTGATGGCAAACATATAAAAGCTACCACAGGACTGCTGAAAAGAATGATCAGCTTTAAATCCAAAAAATATGGCAGGGGACAGAAAAAGAAAATTTTGGGATTGGTTGGTCCAAAGATCAAAACATTTTCAGATCATCTTGGAAATAAAATCATTCCAGCATTTTATGCCCACTTGGTGGAAAGAGGAACTGCATCACACACAGTAAGTCCAAGGTCTAAAGAAAAAAGAAAATCTTTTGTTGGTCCAATTATTCCAAACAGGTTTAAGTCATGGACCCATCCAGGTGCCAAGGCCAAGCCATTCATGGAACCAGCCTTGAAATCTGTTGGGTCTCAGATATTTGGAAGATTTGCTGAAAAATGCAGGGAAATCATTGCCAATTTTGGAAAACCTAAAAAGGGCAAAAAATGATTGAAGCAGAACTTTATGCTTATCTGACAGCACAATCATCCATCACCAATCTGATAGGTTCACGGATCTATCCTGATGTGGCACCACAGGGTGCATCCATTCCACTTGTGGTGTATTCAAAACAATCCACTGACAGACAAGTCACCTTAAAAAGATCTGTTGGCATATGCACAGCCAGAATCCAATTAGATGTTTTTGGGTCATCCCGTACAGTTTGCGAAACTATAGTGGAAGCCATTAGATTAACAGTTGATGGATTCCAAGGGAACTGGGGCACTACATTCATCCACCTGTGCAGATTAGATTCTGAATCAGTAGGGTGGGATTTGGAAACTGCCAAAGATACTGGAATTCACAGGGCCACAGTGGATCTGGTGATGTCGTTCACTGAATCTGTCACAGACTTTTTTGGAGGTTAGAAAATGCCTGAAACATTGCAGACTGGTTATGGTGTCACACTGACTGCTGGGACTGAAGTGGCTGAAGTGATAAGCATAACTCCACCTTCCAGCAAAATCACCAGCATTCAAAAATCCAATCTGTCCACAGACAATCAAACCCATGTCTACATGGCTGGCTGGGAAGATCCTGGGGAAGTTACCTTCCAGTGCAACTTTACCAGTGCAGGCTGGGATGCCTTGAATGCCTTGGCAGTGGCAAGGACTGAATCCAATTTTGTGATAGCACTGCCAGCACCCAACACCAAGACCATCACTGTTGCTGGTTTCATCACCAGCAGACAGATTGACCAGATCACTGGTGATGACTTGATCAAGGCTACCTTCACTGTGAAGGCCAGCGGTATTTGTTACCCAGACTAATTTGGAGTTTTTATGTCTTTAGACCGATCACAGATCCTTTCCAAAAAATCTGCATTCCCAAAACAGGAAGTGCAGATCCCAGAATGGGAAGGGTCTGTGTGGGTCCGGTCACTGACTGTAGGTGAGCGGGACCAAATTGATTCAGAATTCAATGCAGCCAGATCCAAGGGAAAAACCCCAGACAACCTTAGGGCAAGGATGATCATCAAGGGCTGCTGTGATGCAGCAGGCCAGCCACTGTTTACTGATGCTGACCTGATTGAAATCAACAAACTGCCAGCCACTATCCTTGAAAAGATCTTTGATGCCATATTGAAGATCAACAGGATTGGTGCTGGTTCTGTAGAGGATGCGGAAAAAAACTAAGGGACTGTCCACCCAGGCTATTCCTTTTCCGATTGGCTGGTCATCTGGGCAGGACAGTGGAAGAACTGCAGGACATGGATCATGCGGAACTGATGGAGTGGGTTGCATTTTCCAGAATAGAACCCATAGGCAGTGCCAGGATGGATTACCTGTTTGCCCTGATGATGCACACCATGGTGTCATGTTGGTCCACCAGCAGTCACAAGCTGGTGGATTTCCTGCCAGACTGGTTGGGTGAAAGATCAAAGGGGATGGATCCAGTGGGGGTGTTTCATGCCTTAAAGGGCATGGCTAAAAAAGGTGGCTGACCATGGCTGATACATCATTAGGACGGGCCAGTCTATCAGTCACAGCAGACCTATCTGGATTTACCACAGCACTGGATCAGGCAGCACAAAAAACAAATCAACTGACAGCAACCAATGATGCATTAGCCAGTTCAGCAAATCAGGTAATGACTACCACTGAACAGCAAACCAAAGCAATAAAATCCCTGGAACAGGAAGCAGGGAAAAATAAAAATCTTAAAGAAAAAACATCTAACAAGGGGCCATCACCACTTGGCATTAAGGACTATATCGGCATTGGTGCTGCTGTCACAGCTTTTAACAAAATCACGGACATGGTAACAGGTGCCATCAGTGCTGTGGTGAAATTTGCTGCAAGTGTTGTTGATGCTGGTGCAAAATTCCAACAGGTGGATATCAGACTGCAGGCACTGACTGGATCCAAGACATTAGCCAAAGGACTGCAAGACATCATGAAATCTGGTCCCAGTGCATCCTTTGAAGCATTGGCAGAAAGTGCCACCAGATTATCTGCCCTGAAATTTGATGCCAATTCTGTGGAGATTCTTACCAAACAATTCAATCAGTTGGGAATTGCCTTGGGCAACCCTGAAAAAATAATGAATCTGATAGTGGACAAAATTGGGGACATGGCAGCAGATGGGATGGCAACATTTCCAGCCCTATCCAAGCTGGCAGAGGAAGGCATTCCAGTCTGGGATGCATTATCAGCAAGGCTGACAAGGACCACAGGAAATCTAGTCACAGTGGCCCAGGCACAGGAAATGGTCAAGGATGGACTTGTGCAGGTTGGTGATGCTGCTGCAGCCATTGGTGATGCTGCCAACATGAATGGCATGGCAGAGATGATGAAAAAGAATGCCAACAGCTTTTATGGTGTTTGGTCCACTGTGGCTAATAATCTGCAAGTATTATTTCAAAAAGTTGGTGGATTTTTTGTTGAAGGATTTAGCCTGGTAAGTCTGTCTGATGGAATTCAAAAGCT